TTGGCAAAGCGAATTGTGGGAATGCGAGGACCAAGCTCGTGCAGTTGTTCATCAAGCACAGCTTGCTGCCGCCAAAGAAGGATGCTCTTGGGCTGTAGGAACACTGCGCGCCAATGCTCCTGAAGGATCAAGCCACGATCTCCATGTGTTTGTTTGGGCTATCCTTGATTTGCCAGAAGGTCTGCAATTTACTTTGTTCGACCCAACTGCCGACGACTGGGCTGATGTGCCTGATCTTTCTGGCGTGGACTACGCACTCACATGAATATGCAACCAAACATGAAGCCACGCATTGCCTTATTCAATGGCGATGGAGTGGTGTCCTGGCTTATCAAAAAGCAGACGCGCTCAAAGTATTCACATGCGGCGATGCTTATTCCAGGCACTACAAACCGCATTATTGAATCGCGAGAGTTCAAAGGGGTTCGGCTCCACACTTTGGACGAATCCGATAACCGACTGATCGACTGGTTTGCCATCCCAAGCATGAGCGATGAGGATTACGACTATGCTATCAGCTTGTTCTTGGGGCAGATTGGAATGCCATACGACTACTGGAGCGTGGCTCGATTCATCACCAAAAAGCCAGCGCGAGAGAATGGAAAATGGTTCTGCTCCGAGGTAGTTCACAAAATGCTAGCGGATGCTGGAACTCGTCTTCTTGTTCGCATTCCTTCAGCAGAAGTTTCTCCCGCCCACTTGGGCATTTCACCACTACTTGTTCAAGTTGCCGCACCATGAAATACCTCTCACTTATTCTAGTTGTATCAACACTATCTTCCTGCACAGTTCAAGACTCATCCGACGTAAAGCGCATCGCTGTAGCTGGCGGAGTCGGTTATCTTACTGGTGGCAAAGCTGGGGCAATTTCCGCCGCCACTGCCGAGTTTAGCAGAACCAGCGCAAAATCTCCTCGCAATATTCAACCATGAGTTTATATTTAACCGCTAATGAGTTTATAGGATTCAGTTTTGCAGTGGTATCCATATCAGTCTGGGCGCTAATAGTTTCAGTAAAACCATAAAATATTCCAAATGAAAAAACCAACAAAGCCAGTTAAAGCAGCCAAGAAAACAGTCAAAACACAAGGCAAAGACACACTATCCTTCCTCGGCATCCCATTTGGGAAGATCCCAAAAGGAATGAAGAAGTAAACTGCCAACACCCATCATTGCGATATGAAAAACTGGTCCACTGCTATTCATGAAACCCAAGAGATTCGCCACAAGAAGACTGTGGCTGACTTTGAGAGTGAGCGCAAGAAGCTGCTCAATATCATTTCAGAGAAGGACAATCAGCTTAATATCGCACTTGGAATCGGCGGTGTTAAGCCTGTTGCTTCCAAGATCAATGCGGTCAGCGATTTTGACTCCGAGGCAACTTTTGTAGCCGTTGCATCAGACTGGCATGTTGAGGAGACGGTTGAAGGAAAAACCATCAACAATCTCAACGAGTTCAATCTTGATATTGCTGAACAGCGCATCAACCGCTTCTGGAACTCGATTGTTCGCATGGCGAAGATTCAACGCCATGGTGCCAAAATTGATCGCCTTGTACTGATCTTGGGTGGCGATTTAATGACTGGCTACATCCACGAGGAGCTAATAGAAAACAACGCTCTGTCTCCAACCCAAACGGTTCTGTGGCTTCAAGATCAGATCGCTAGCGGTGTTGAGTTGCTTTCCAAGCACTTTGGCGAGATTGTAATTCCATGTTGCTGGGGGAATCACTCAAGGACGACTCGCAAGCCACGTCATGCTACGGGTGCTGCCAACAGCTATGAGTGGATGCTTTACAAAACAATGGCGAAGCATCTTGCCGACAAGGCTTCTTGGCACGTTTCTGACGGTTACCATTTGCTTCTGGACCTCTATGGAAAGACGCTCCGTATCCATCACGGAGACGGTTTGCAATACCAAGGCGGCGTTGGTGGGTTGACTATCCCAGTCGAGAAGGCCATTTCTTCGTGGAACAAAGGTGTTCCTGCTGATTTGGACATCTTTGGTCATTGGCATCAAAGCCAACAGAATCCAAAGTGGGTATGCAACGGGAGTTTGATTGGATTCAATGCTTACTCCATCGCCATCAAGGCACCTTACGAGCCGCCATCACAGACTGGCTTCATCTTTGACAAGCGATACGGAAGAACGGTCACGTTCCCAATCTTTGTTGATTAACAACCATACTACAAAACCAAATGAAATGGCAAAAGGCTATCGACAAGATCAATGCTGAAAAGTATTGCATTCCACATGGCTGGGATACCAAAGAGCATATTGCTGATGAACTGCAATGTTCTCCTGAAAGGGTACATGATATGTTGAAAAACGGTGTCTCATCTGGAGCATTTGAGGCACAAGATTTCCCAGTTTGGGATGCTAAACGTCGCATGACAATTCGCGTTCGTTGTTACCGACAGAAAGAGGCAGCCAATGCTAATTCTTCACTTGAAGATCGAATCAAGGCTTCTCTTGCTCGCAATCCAAATAAAACAAGCTACCAAATCAAAAACAATATTCGTGGGGCCACCATAGCAATGGTTGATAGCATCCGCCAAAAACAGTGAAGGTTACTTCAATAACCGTTAAAAAGCGAAAGCTGGGTCGTCACAAGGCTTTAGGTCTTGCTTACGGCAACGGTAATATTGAGATTGACGAGCGTTTGCGCGGGCAACACCACCTTCGTATTCTCATCCATGAATTTCTCCATGAGTGGGAATGGATTCTGCCAGAGGAAGTTGTTGATACACTTAGCAGCGATCTGGCTAAATTCCTTCACAAGCATAACACTCGCATGATTGAGGAAGATAAACACCCATGATCCAAGATTTTTCTATCGCGCAGGTTTCTATTCTTGCGATAACCGCCATCTGCCTGCTTGTTTGGGGCATCATCATTGTTAGCTCTCCAAAAGTATGAAACTATCAGAAGCACTTGTTCAAGTGGCACTCAAAGAAGTCGGAGTCACAGAGGTCAATGGCACAAACTGTGGACCTCGCGTTGATGAGTATAAGGCATCCACTTGGCTTAACCCCAAAGTCGGTTGGCCGTGGTGTGCAGCTTACGTTTGTTGGTGCTTCCGCGAGGCTCTGGCGCTAGCTGGAATCAAGGAAACCAAGACATTTAAGCGTCCAAGGACAGCAGGAGCATGGGACTTCGAGAATTGGAGTCGTGAACAAGACGAATCAACACACACGAAGAAGCCGCATAAAGGTGACATTCAAGCTGGTGATATTTTGATTTTTACATTCAGCCATATTGGAATTGCACTTTCATCGCCTGACAAAAATGGCAACATCAAAAGTATTGAGGGGAATACAGATGGTGCTGGAAGCCGTGAAGGTGGCGCTGTTCTCAAAAAGACTCGCCACATCTCAAAGATTCGCAGTCGAATCCGCATCATGGTATGACTGACTTTGAAGTCATTAAAAACCAGTTTGAGTCACGCGCTAAGTGCCGTCATGGCAACTCGCCCAAGATCAATCACGACGGCTGCACCTGGATTGAATGCAAGCCAGAAGGCTGCAAGTGCATGACAGCAGATGGAGATGGCATTCCACTTAGCCGTTTTCTAGCTGAGTGGGTAGAGAAGTTTTGTTGATCACTCCAGACCTTCGTGCTTGCCCAAGTATTTGGGTTTGTAGGAGGGAGTTATTTTCGCTGTCATGCAGACGCCATTCTGCCCCTTGAAGAACTGAATCTCATAGTTTGAACAAAGCCCGTGTTCAATATTTCGCCTGATCAAAGGAGCAGCAAACTCTGGTTCAAATACAGTCGCTTGCAGCATCGTCAGTGCGTCCTCAATAGTCTCAACTTCATGGTTTATCATATTTCAGATATGACATCTAAAATTGACTCATCGCAAGTCACTTCTGCAACCTCTGCCCAAAGACCGGCCTTGGCTTTCTAAAGACCACCTGCTTTACCTCAATCTTTGGTTGGGGTATATCGTGATGAACCCTACGAGTTGCGTTCCAAGCATGGAATTGGCTGGATGTCATCACGTCCTTGCTGCATAGACAGCAACCTTGCCACAGTGATCGCCCGTTTTTATAGCATGTTTGGCAGATGTTCATAGATCATATAGTCTTGAAACTTACCAGTTCTGAACTACCCATTCAACAGATATGAAGCAGAAGCCCCAAAAATCTCGCGTCGTCCAACTAACGCGAGGACCAATCGAGACGTATGGCATCAAGTTTGATCATCAATTTGGCAATCAACTGGATGTCGAGTTGATCTTCCTCAAGTGTCCAACGGGTTCGTTATTCGGTTGGAAAGGCGATAAAAACCCACAAGGAAAGCCTGCGTGGATTCATTTCGTCAACGCAGTGAACCTCATCTGGAACTACCCAGGAAGTAGGACTCCGTTCATGTGGCATCCTTGGGCGATCAAGATGGCAAAGGCCGCATTTGAGAATAAACGTCTTGCGATCTCGTCTGGTGGTTCTGGCGGCAAGACTGGTTTGTTCGCCGTTTACTGTCTCGTTTGGTGGCTGGCAAATCCATACAAGAACGTCGTTCTCGTCAACACTACGACCATCAAGGACTCGATGGGGCGTATTTGGGGCCAGATCACTCGTTACTTCAATGGCATGGCTGGAGCACCTCCTGGCAAGTTGGTTGAGTCTTCACACTGCATTAAGTCGATGGACTTGAATACCGGCGTTGTAATGGATGAGTACGGCATCCGCTTGTTTCCAGGTGAGCAAAGCAAAGCCGCTGAATCCTCACGCGCCATTCGAGGTCAGAAGCATGGCCCTGGCGGTAAGCTCATCGTTGTTCTTGACGAGTGCGCTGAACTTTCACCATCCATCATCAATACGTTCGAGGAAAACTTGACGCAGAACCCGAATGTCCAGCTTATCGCGCTAGCTAACGCTAATTCGCCATTTGATACCTTTGGACAGCTTTGTGAGCCTATTCCTGGAGGATGGGATAGCTACAACCCAGATTGGGACGAGTGGAAAGGGAAAGGCGCTCACGTCATCCGAATCAATAACGAGACATCGCCAAACATCATTGAGGGCAAGGTGATCTACCCGTTCTTGATGACTCGCGAGATGTTGGAAGAGAAGCGAGAAAAGCTAGGCCAGCATACGCGAGCTTACTGGCGAGGTGTCCTTGGTGCGTTCCTTCTTGATGGAGACGATGACAATATTTATTCGCCCGCTGAAATTATCAAGACGCCCAAGGATTGCGTGTGGCAGGGGATTCCAACGAAGGTGTGCGGCATCGACCTTTCCTATACTAGCGGTGGTGACAAAACGGTGATGACTATTGGCTCTATTGGCATCTGCACTGATGGCAAGAAACGACTCAAGTTTGAGCGCCATATCCTTCTCAATGACGATGCCAGCAAACGCGACGTTGACCGCACTACGCAGCTTATTGAGCAGATTAAAGACATCTGCAAGAAAGACGGAATCGACATCAAGGATGTGGCAATTGATGCGTCTGCCGGTGGTGGCAAAACCTTTGCTGATGCCATGTGGAGCAAGTGGGGTAATACCTTCTTGCGTGTGGATTTTGGTGGCAAGGCTTCAGATCGTCCTGTGTCTGCTGCGGATCGTGAGAAATCAAGCGTGAGGTATGCTAACAGAGTTAGCGAACTTTGGGGCTGTGGCAAAGAACTGATTCGCTGCGATCAGCTACGCAACATCACAAAGGAGATGGCTGACGAGATGACTGTTCGTAAGTACAAAGATAACAAGGCACTTGATGGAGGATCAAGAATCAAGGTTGAGTCCAAAGTCGATATGAAGCGCAGAACGGGGAAGTCTCCGGACGTTTATGATAGTGCCTGCGTTCTTATTGAGCTTTGCCGTGAGAAGCATGGCCTCTCAAGTATTGATAAGCCTGGAAATCACAATCCAGACAAACCAAACCAATTGCAGAAGAGATTCAAACAGTTGGCTGGCTTGTGGGCCGCTTAATGTCCAAAAGCCTCAAGAGTGTGCTTGAATGGATTGCCTTCAATGTTTTTAACTAGATCGAGCATCATTGCAGCAATATCGCGGATTTCTTTCTGTGCTTCTGGCTTGTTACGCAATGCCAAGAAGTGATAAAAGCTGCGGAAGTTAAACATCACATCAGCTTGAATCTGACTGTTGTATGTCTTGAAGAATCTTGCGCTTTCTTTGGCGCGTTTGCGGCCAAGAACAGGCTCAAGGTCTTTGAGACAAGCATGGTATAAAGTATTTCCCATTCTTGTATATTCTTCAAGAATATTAGACCATGAATTTTCTGTTGTCGCAATCGGGCAATCAGGAGAACCCACATCATGAGTTGGGTAAATACCCACCCAATCATCAGGAAGATAATACTTGTCTTCCTTTAGCTCTTTATATCGAGCACTCTCACCATTGATTGAAACACCAATGCGATGCTTGAGCAGATGGATATGGCTAGCAATGTCGCAATCCACAAGAAAGTGAAGACTGCTTTTTTCAAAAGGTGTATGATGACCTGCATCTGCTAGCATTTTTAATAGTTTAGGAATGCGTTCTCGTTTTTCATCTGTGATGTCTCTGCTGGTGCTTGTCCATGCAGAGCAGGCATGAATTTCGTCGCTGCCGTAATATCCGATAAGTTCTACTTTGTTGTTCATATCTTTTATCCAAATCAGTTATTCCTTGGCATCAGCACAACATCTATCGCCTCTTCTCCAATAAGCTGACCAAGGGTTACATTGTAGAGCTTCGCCACTTTTAATGCGGCATCAACGGTCAGTTCAAAGCAGTCTTTTTCTAGCTGTGAGCACCAACTTTGAGCGCGACAAAGATGTTTATTTACATCCTGTTGACTCAAGCAGTTGACTTCTCGGAGAATGCGATAGCGTTGACCTTGTGTGGTTTTTACTTGTATTGGTTTCATATGGTCATCAATCTTATCACGTTATTTAACGCAATGCAAATTATTTCGCTTTTACGACTTCAACTTTAACGAATGGCAACATGAGGACGCTGATGGTCTTATTCCTCCCAAGTGCGAATGAGTGCGTCACCGCCTTGAATACAGACTTCTTGAGCATCATGACGCCGTGGTAGCGAAAGATTGAACCGTTGGTGAGTCGGTAGTAGCGGATCATCATTTATTCAGTTGGGATACATGGCTTTTTCCATTGGGCTTTTGGCAATCCTGATGGCCTTCGACCTTTGCAGGCAATCAGTTCAGCATAAAGAGCCTCGCTGATTTCTATTCCGATAAGGCGCTGCATCCAGCCCTTTGTTTGGCGTATTCTCAGTGTTGCTAGCTGGCGTGAATTTGGCGATCCACAATTAAAAAGGGCTTCAATGGTTTTCTTGGTCAGGATCATAACAGGATTGGCTTCAGTATTACTTGGGAATTCTCTCTCAGGCACAACCCCTCCCACCTCCCCATGCACTAAGCAATGGTTAGGTATGGGAGGGTAACCCGGCAGTCTTGTTTTGATTCGCACTGCCAACTCTGATGATTACTCATTTTGAGCTAGACCCCCACGAAATCCCCCGTTTTGGCGCTACGGGGAGCACATGACGTTCTCACGGCCTGCATGTCGAGCGTTTCATTCCTCTCGGTTTGAGTAGCCTCTTTTGCTGAGTAGGCTAAAAATCAGAACATGAAAAAGCCCGAATACCGGGGTGCAGGCGGAAATTCGGGCTTTTGCTTCGGATTACCGTGGATTGCTCCAGTTGCACCCGAAGCGAGCTTTTTCAAGCTGTGATAACCATAATCCCACTTGCATCATTCCGTCAAGCGGATATGGTAAAAAATATGGCTTCAGACGTTTATCTCTTCCGAAAAGACCGCCGCTGGCAGAAATTCTCCAAAATTGATGAGATTGTTCTGACTGGAGTGCAAGCAGTTTACCAAGGTGTTACTGGTTCAAATTCATCGGATCAACTGACAATCGCCAGCAACAGGTTATTTAACGGAGATGCGGTTTATTTCCAAGTGATCACTGGCGGTTCTGCTTTGGCGGTCAATGTCACCTACTACGTCATCAACAAGAGTGGAAATAACTTCCAACTTGCCACTACAGTAGGGGGGTCTGCGCTAAACCTTGGCTCGGATATAACAGCGGGCACTCTTGTTCAAACGCAGCCAGAAATGAATATCTGGTCTAGCGAGTATCGTGATCTGTTTGATGTCGATACAGCTCTTTATTCGGCACCTGGAAGTTTGACAGTTACTCAGCCTGAGCCATTCTCAGGACAAGTTCTGACAATAAATTCGGTTAATTCTGAAAAATTACAATTCAAAGCCACCTTAATTCCCATTGAGCCACTTACTCAGCAGACTGTAAGTGGAACTTATAGTCAGACTAGTAGTTCTCGAAGTTACGGCACGAACATAAGCGTTGTTCCAACTGGTGTCACCTCAACCACTAGCGATGAAGTATCGCATACACCACTTCGCCAATCTATCCTTAAAAAAACCCATTGGAGATTCCGTCAGGCTAATAGCGCCACACCAACATATTTGTATGCCACATGGGCAGATGGCGATCAAATCTCCAATGAACCACCTGAAACGGTCTAATGGCTAGCAATTTCCAACTGTTGCCGACTCCGCATGAAGAGGAGTTCATGTTCTCTGTGCGAGTGCCACAGGATTATATCGGTCCTGAATTGGTGTTTCCAGATGGCTCCACGTTGATCTCTGCCCAAAGCGCATCGCTTGTTGGTTCGCGTCCAACTTCATTCAATCAGTGTGGCTGGACGGTGGGACGTGAGATGCTTTCAAAGTTTCCCGCTTACGGTAACTACGTTTACCTAAAATCTGACAAGCCTGATGCGGACCATGTTACGTTGTTTTTTGGCAGGCCAAGAACTCCAGCGCAACGCAGAGTTCCGTTTAATTTCTACTACGACACAAGGCAATACACTTGGCCTTCTGTGCTTGAAGACTTGTTCGCAGCTAGAGCAGTTGGATTCCCGCAAGTGGTGAACAATGGAGCAAATACAGAGACGGCTGACAGGCTTCTGCCAAGGTATCGTTACCGTCCTGGAATCTCGTATAATAGTACTATCTTGGTTGAGCAGTTCTTGTCTGATGTGGCCTATTCTGCTGGTGAATTGACGCATATTCAGCCTGTTCCAACAGATGTTGATGGTAATTACATTGGTTTGAGCATGAAATTTGAGCGTTGCTTGCATCCAACCTGCGTGTTTCCAAAGGTTCAGCCAGAAACGCCAGTTTTAGGTGTCGGCGTATATCCAGCGCCCACAAATCGTAATTCTTTTACGCAGATTTTTCCAGCGACAAATTTCCTAGATTGGGCACCGTTCATCATTGAGGACCGCCAACAGAACACTAACGGTCTTTGGTTGAGGGAGCGGATCACGATCTATCCTCCACCACCCCCAGACGATGTGATCCAATGATTAATACTGGAAACGGAGAATTTGCATCTGAGAACAGCCCATTTGCTCAACGTAATTGGGTATGGGGAATGTCTGGAATTGGCTCGAATGTGAGCCGTGACGGAACCTCAACGGTGATTGCAAATCTGCCAAGGTCGAATGTGCGGATGGAGAGTATCAATAACTCTGGACCACCATTTGATGCCGGATCAAATATCCAACTAGCGGGAGCTTTTTCTGGTGGTGTATTTACTGGCAGCGTTCTTTTTGTTGGCCCTGGAACTCCGCCAACGACTTCGACAACGACCACGCCACCACCAACTTCGACGACTTCAAGTACAACCTCTTCGACGACTTCTTCGACGACTTCTTCAACGACCAGTTCGACGACCAGTTCGACGACCAGTTCGACGACCAGTTCGACGACTTCAAGTACAACCTCTTCGACGACCAGTTCTACGACCTCAAGCAGCACGACTTCAAGCTCGACCACAACTACTGCGCCACCGACGACGACGAGTTCGACTACAAGTAGTTCAACTTCAACGAGTTCCACCTCTACAAGTTCAACATCGACGACTCAGCCACCGTTGACGACGACGACAACGCCGCCGCCATGATAATTGTAGATCAACTTTGGCCTCACTATCTGAAGAGCCAAGACTACTCAAAGATGGCGGAATTTGGAATCACTATTTCCAAAACCGGCAGTGAAGTTAGAAATAATCCAGAAAATTTCGTGATTTCTTGGGGTGATTCGGTTCATCAAACCAGATGCGCGATGATTGAGACTGGTTTCTTTTGGGATGGAATTCACATCGACTCAATGGGGCTTTACGAGAAGGCGTCATTCAACTTCCCAATGGCTCGCGGAATTATTGAATCATACGATGCCAAGGTTTCTTTTTCTGAAATGCAGAAAAGAGGATTAACTATGTCCAAGTTTAGGCAGTCTCATGAGAAAGTCGAATGGGATGGTATTGTAATAGCCGCGCAACATCCTGGCGATAGAAGTATTTGGAAGGCTGGATCAACTGGGGATTATCACAAATTCTTGGATGAGGCTTGCTCATACTACAAGGGTAAAGCATTTATAAAACTTCATCCGGTGGTGATGGGTAATGCGTCTGAACTTGAAATAGTTCGAGGTATAGCAAATAAACACGGAAGCCAGTGCGGCCATGTGGATATTTCTATCGTTGATAAGGCTGAATTTGTCTTGGTTTATAACTCAACATTCGTTGTAGATGCCATTGCAGCAGGTAAGCATGTTGTGCAATATGCTCCAGGTTACTTTTGGCAGTCTGGAGTAACGCAATACACGGGGCGATTAATACCATCGCGAATTCAGGAATGCGACAAATCATACAAATCAAAATTTCTTGACTTCCTTGTGTGGAAATATTGCTTTCACAAGATGACAAACTTGGGTAAAATTGCTGATATTGTAAAGGTTTTCGCGTCATCAAAAGAACTTTTCCCATTGCCTGATGAACTTAGCTTTGCTTCATTTGTCCTTGGGAGGATATTAAATTGAATCAAAATCATCTTGGAGGGCATTGTAATATAACTCATGTTGATGATGGGTCTTTAGCTTTGTTAAAGCAAAGATTAGACATTAAATCCATTCTAGATATTGGTTGTGGTCCAGGCGGAATGAAAAAGGTGTGTGAGCTAATTGGTGTGTCATGGACTGGAGTTGACGGGGACCAATCCTGCTCAAATGAAAATGTGATAACTCACGACTTCACAAAAGGGCCGTTAATGACGCATCACCGAGATTTAGTATGGTCCGTTGAGTTCGTGGAGCACGTTGATGAACAGCATGTTACGAATATCTTAGCTGCATTCAAGTTGGCTAAAAAGGCTATCTGCATGACTCATGCGTTGCCAGGAAAGAAAGGATTTCATCATGTCAATTGCCAGCCTTCTAAATACTGGATTGACAAAATAACGTCATGTGGATACGAGTTGGACATCGAACTCACTCAACAGATTCGAGACAACTCAACCATGAGGCGTGAGTTTATGAGAAACACTGGGATGGTCTTTACAAAAATATGAATCAATTAAAACTAACTATATCAATGGCAACCTTCGATGATTTCGATGGAATTTTTTTTTCTTTTCAATCACTCCGAATATACCAAGACCTTCCAGAGAACACAGAGTTTCTGATTCTCGACAATAATCCCGACAGTGATCATGGAAGGCAGATCAAGCACTTCGCTAAGGACGTTCCAAATATGCGGGTGGTTGATGTCACTGATCGCCAAAGCAGCTTCGTTAAATATGACGCATTTAGCCTTGCTACTGGCGATGTGATCCTTGGTCTTGATTGCCATGTTTTGCTCCAACCTGGATTCATCGCTTCCATGATGGAATATTGGGCGCAGAATCCAGAATCCAAAAACATGCTTACGGGTCCGTTGATGTACGACAGTCTGAAGGCTACAAGTGAGCAAATCGACCCAGTGTGGCGCGGTCACGACTTTGGCATTTGGGGCGACAATAAGGAAGGCTTGAAGTCAGGTGAGCCTTTTGAGATTCCAGCACAAGGAATGGGATGCTTTTCGTTTATCCGCGCCAATGCTCCTGTGATCAATCAAGGATTCCGAGGATTCGGCGGCGAGGAATGGTATATGGCTGAGATGGTTCGTCACAATGGCGGCAAGGTTATCTGCCATCCAAAAATGGGCTGGAATCACCGTTTCAACTGGCCGAAGCGCACATTCCCACTCACGATTGATGACAAGCTGCACAACTACTAC